GTTACCTGTAACAGTTCCTGATGTAGTGATCGTATATGTACCAGCAGTGCCAGTTGCAGTAGCAGATGCAGTCGTATAAACAGCTAAAGAATACGGCGCAAGAAAGTCTGTAGGGCAAGCTAAATATGGGTTATAAGCCGTCAAAACGCCCGTAACATTCTTACGCAAAGATGGAAATTGAACCGTGTTATAGATTCTTTGCTCAGCTTGCTCAACAAACGTAGGAATATCCGCTACGAAAGTGGTTTCGTAGTTCTGTAGATAGTCCTGTATTGACTGAGAAAGCTGAGAGTAATCTAAACTCATGCCATTGGGCCTCTGGACATAAAGCCACGCTCAGCCGCTCCAGCTCCACGCATCTTAATACCATCAGTCTTAACATCATTAGCACCAGGATCACCCATGCTAACGCGCAATGTACCTGTCAAACGGCCTTGTTGTTTCGCATTAAGCGTATTAGGGTCTGTATGAACAAAAGAATCAGTCTTGGGACTAATGTTTTTGCCGCTCATTGTGTGAGGACGGGAATATTCATCAGCGTTACCATTGTGAACATCTTTTGCCCTGTGAATAGATGGGCTATTCTTTTTGGTTGGTTTAACCATTGTCTTCATATTAACCTCCGCGACCAGAGCTCTTCTGGTTCATTGCACGAGCCATATTACGACCCATTGCTTTCATAGATTGGCCAGTTACACCGCCTTTTGCCATCTTTTTAACAGTTTTACCGCCCTTTTTGAGTTTGGATAAGTCTGTATGCTTACCAGTATGCTCTTGTTTATCATGCATACCAAAAGCCTTTTTGATCAGCTTTTTATCTTCTTGAATATCGTCATGTTTCATGATTTCTCCTACGTTGTTACTATGGTTACTGTACCAACTTGCACGTTGAGTTGCAAGTAATTCTGTGTAAGAGCAACATCAAAAGAACTTGCTCCCCCAACTGGATTCCAACCCCACTGAAATACCCTGCTACCTTCGCTAGGATACCCATCTTGCGTAATACTTGTACCGTTTGACCGACAAGTATGCAATCCAGTTGTACCAGATTGATAATAACTAATGTCTGGCCTTGGATCACGCACGCCTTGTGGATCATCTACTGGGTACATACCAAGTTGCAACTGCGGCTGGTCTGGGTCCCAACAAGTTGGACACACTTTTAAGTCATACGTCTTGGTTTTAATGATCTCTTTTTTAAGATCAAACAACTTATAGCGAAAACCACACCGATCACACTCTGCAATCGAGTTTTTACCAGAAGAAAACCTGTTTCCCATTAGGTTCCACCACCAATATACATTCTCTGCGGCACAAACCGTAAAGAAGCCTTCTCTCTGTCCTCTGTTGAAGCCAAATCCCAGGATTCATCGTATTGTTGCTTAAGTATTTGTAGTCTATTTAGCCCATCTGGTACTTTTAAACATAAATAATAAGCCAAACCAGACACCATACAGTTTACAAACCTGAATGGCACATCCATTATGTTGACTCCATTACCAACATCTTGCATTCTGCGTAGTCTCCAGTACACAAACTGGTAACTTGCGGCTGAATCAGGCGTTGGCCATACAGTAATACTGTTCTTTTGAGACAAAATGATAGGAGCACCCAAAGCATGAGATGCCGCAGTTGTATTTTGCTGGCCTCTAGTGCAGTTTAATAGGTAAGGCGGGTTGCCATTTGCGGCTGGTTGCACTTCGTTATACCCAATTAACTCGGAATCTAACGTAATCCAACCTGCATTTGGTAAACCAATAAGAGAATTTACAGCTATAGTGGTATCTGTCGTACCAATAGCGGCCGAAATTGCATTACTTGTAGGTTGATTATTAGCCGTTAAACGCTGAATCCAAACCTGAATAGGTCTTCCTTGATTTAACTTGTTAGGCAAGGTAGCATAAGTATCAATACTAATACGCGTAATTGTTAAATCGGCCTGGTTACTGGCCACATTTGCATTAGTTCTAATGACGTTTTCAATAATATCTACTGTGTCATCGGGCAATGCGTATGTAGGCTGACCTTGAACAAGAGGGATATAGTCCTGCTCAAATGTCCACATATTAAGACCACGATTGGCCCAGTCTGTAAACAATAAATTAAGAGAACGCCTAGCAGTCCTTACGTCATAACCGCTTCTTACTTCAACTCCAACGCGCTCATAAGCCTCCTCTATAACATCAGTTAACTGAAGATTAAACGCGGAAGAACCAGAAGTAGTAGCCATTATTTAGGAGCTACACAAGTTAATGTTACAGCAACAGGAGTGGGTGCAACAAGTTGCACTTCTTCTACAACTTCAATTACAGGCTCAAAAATAACATTGTTAACAGGTGCTACAACATAATTTTCTAAACCGTCAATAATCTCTTGAAGATCATCTGCAATATGGCCATGATCTCTTTGCTGTTGTACCGCACGAACTTTAAGCTCGCTAAGCAAGTATTCAGCTTTTTCTTCAATAATATTTAATAAACTCATTTTGCGGCCCTCATGTTGTCAACTAGATTTGGATAAGGTCTACCAGCGGCCTTTGCCATTGCTTTAGCCTTTGCTTTTTTGGAAGAAGATAACTTCTTGGGTTTGCCAAGTCCTTTTGGACGAGGCTTATCCCAAACTTCTCCACCCTTCTTCTTGCCAGGCACTTTTGAAGGATTAATATCACCCATGCCACGGCTTGAAATCATCGCATATGTCCTTTGGTATGGCCGCGTTCAATGCAACCGTCTGCACGGTGTGATGCACCGCCCTTAGACATTTTATGCTTAACCTTGCCACCCTTTTTCATGTTTTTACTAGCCTCTTGTGCGGCAGTATTGGTCTTCTCTTGGGTTTTTTGTTCGTTACGTTGTTTTTCCATATCGTAACGATCTTTAGGTGAAACATAATCTGCATCTGATTCGTCAGTGCGTTGAGGATTTACAAAGCCTCTACCAGCTCCAGCATCTTTTGTAGCCATGATTTATCCTTTGACGTGACCGCCACCACACATCACAATTTTGCCTTTGGTGTGCCCTTTTTCAGCGCAACCATCAGCACGTTCGTGACAGCGATGAGCCATACCACCTTTTTTCATCATACCTCCTGGACGAGCCGCCGCCATTCCTGGTCTAACAGGCATCTTTCCAGCCATAGGAGGACGTATAGTCATTTGTGGCATTGGCATGATTTATCCTTTGTGATGTACATGACCACCATGCTTATAAGCTTGATGCTTATGCAAGTGCTCTACAGTTTCATGATGCTTAGTATGTCCAGCGGCGTGCTCACCATAATGATGATGATGGTGTTTATGTCCACCTTCCTCATGCTCTTTTAAATGGTGAACTGCGTGCTTGTGCTCATGATGATGCTCATGACCAGCAGGATGGACGTGCTTGTGGTGCTCTGGATGATGTGACATTTTTAGTCCTTATTTCTTGTGATGAGTTTTACCGCCACGCTTCATAGCTGGGCCTTTAACGTTATACAAAGGTCCATCGCCAACTGTGTTGCCCTTCATCTTAGGCATCATAGCTTTTGTAGCGCCTTTTTTCTCAACAGAGTGCTCGCCGTGTGGTTTTCTACCGCCCTCAGTAACTTTGCTCATCTTGGCTGTAGTCATGCCTTTTTTCTCTTCAATACCATGCATACCAGTAGTTGATCCACCAGATGCCATTTTTTTGACGTGACCGCCGTGTTTCATCGCCATTTGCAAATGATGATGAGCCATTTTCATATGATGCCCGTGAGCTTCGTGATCTTTCATTTCTCCACCTCTTTTAAATGTGCGGCCTGTGTCCGCTTTACTGAACTCCTGCCCCACACTACGCGGGACTCCCACTTTCTTGGCGAACGCTGGATTGTGGGCCACCGCCTCCATGAAATTATGTTGTGCTTTTGATTTACTTGGCATATTAGAATTTTACAATCCAACCTTTACCAAATGCAAATCCAACCACAATTGCTCCAATCCAAATAAGAATCTTGTTGATAACAGTCTTACCTACTTGTTTGTAAAACTCACCAGCCAATTCTTCAATGGCAATCTTTGCCGCTTCTTTGGCTATAGCTTGTTCGCGTTCTGTTAATTCTATATCTGACATATTTACCTCATTGTGCCTTTTGTAAGACCACGAATTGCACATCCATCAGCACATTTCCAAACCCTCAAGCTTTTGTTAATGCGGCTATTAGGATCATGCGCTGTCTTTTCTGAAGTTAACTTTTTCTTCATACCTTCCATTCTGGCACAAAATGATTTTTTCCTAGAGCCACCCTCTGGTTGAGGAGGCTTTAGATCATGCCCTTCTTTCTTGGCAGAAGCTCTACCTTTAGCATTTAAGCCGCCATTTGGGTTTTTACCCTCTTTGCGTTGCCATGCTGGAGTAGACATTAAGCCATCGCCTCTTGTGCAACAACGTTAATTTGAACAGTAGCACCAGCAGAAGAAGTTACAGCAACCGTCAAAATGTCGGCTACGTTACCTTTAATGTTGGTAAGCACTGGGAAGAAGTTGCTTAAATCAAGCTGTTGCAAACCGTTAGGAGGAGTTGAGAATGCATACACAACCTCACCTCCAGCCAAAGTGGTAGCACTTAAATCTTGCTCAGCAAATGAGTTATATGAACCCAATGTGTTAAGTGCAACAAAGTTTGCTTGACTTAAAGACAATTGGTTAGTAGGCGTACTTGAAATTAACTCAACCAAACAAGTTGCAGATGAATTTAATAACAATGTTGCAGGCAATAATTGACCGCGATCAATCAAACCAATTTGATAGTTATTTCCAGATGATGGACTATTTGCTAATGGTAAACCCGTAACAACATCACCAAATGTTATTGCACTGGTTGTATTAGATGTAATACGGCCTGTGTATGGAGATACAGCAGATGCTCCAGATGTATAGTTTGCAGGAGCAGAAGCAAAGTAACCCCAGCTAACCACAATTGTAGTAGTTGGATTTGTAGTTGGTATTGTTACAGAGTAAATACCATTCATGTAAGCAGGAGTTGATCCGCTAATAATAATTACATCACCCTGTTTCAAATTATGAACAGAGCTAAATGTAATTGTAGATGTGTAGTTTGTAATACCAGCTACAGTTCCAGATGCAGGATTTGAAATGGCGCTGATAGATGGCAAACTGGCCTGGTAATAAACAAACTTACCAACCCACTGATTTGCACCCCAATATGTTCCAGTTGGATTTGTTGTGGCTGTTACACCTGTCAACAATTGAATTGGAAGAATCATTGTGGTTGTAGATGGCACTTGCTGAATTAACCAAGTCTGAGCGGCATATGTGGTTGTGGCGGTCAAAGTGCCAGTACCAGTAGTTTGTGCAGAGCTAACTTGATAAGTACCCAGTCCACCAGGTGCATATGAGTTATATGTGCCAGATGCTTGAGCTGTAAATGCCTTATTAATCGTAATGGTAGCGCCATTAACCGCAGTAATGTACGTTGCTGTTGGTACGCCTGTACCCGCAAACAACTGGCCTACTGCAAACGATGTACCAGCCGCCAATACAACAACACTTGATCCAACTGCGCCACCGCTTGCAAAAGCTTGTGAACCCACAGCAGAACTTGTAGCAGTCAATTGAGCAACAATGGTTGGAGAACCTGTAACACCAGTTCCTGACAATATTTGTCCAACTTGAAGAGCTCCAGTAGCTACAGCAGTTGTAACTGTTAAAGTTGTTCCAGAGAATGCGTAGTTTCCAGTTGCAACAGTACCTACTTCAGTAAATGAACTAAGAGTAATGTACTGAGCTGGGCTATTAGCATTGGCTGGGTTAGTCACTGCATAACCATGAGCAGAACCAAATGTAACCAAAGCCTGACCACTGTTTGGCTGTCCTACTACAGAAGATATAGAAGGAGTAGCCGCGCTAATTGTCAAAGTCGTAGGTGATCCACCCGTAGCCGCCGCATTGCTTTGATCAAAAATATCAGAACCAACAGCTCTCATCCTAAATGACATTGCAGGATAGCGAACAGAAGATGCAGGAACTGAACGGTTTTGAGTTTTAGCATCATTACCATATGAATAGGTAAATCCACGCTGTTTATCAATTGATCCTTCAATCAATACTGACACACCATAGTGAGTCATTAATGATGCTGTACTACTTCCGTTATCTCTTTGCTCATAACGAACAGGCAAGTTACCAGTACGGCTCCAAGGCTTAACTTGAGCAACGCCGTTAATAACACCATTACCAGTACCAACTTGATGCAATACCCAAGGCTCGCCATTAAGGACTACGCCCCAACGAAGAGCACCTGCGCCGTACCAAGCATATTCCATCCATATCATTTGAACTTTAGTCCAATCAAGTGCATAGATAATATTCTTATTACCGTTCCATGCCTCGCAAGGAATAATCTGATCAACTACGCCATTACTTCCAGAGTCAGAACGAATAACTACATACATAGCTCCTGGATTTAGAGGTCCAGTAGGCCCAGTCTGCATAAAGAAAATACCATTGGAATCATCAAAAATACCAACACGTTGAGTTTGGCCAGTAACAGAACTACCAAAGTTAACGTTAGATGCCATGTAAAAAGTCTTACCTGGCTGGTATCTGTGATAAGGACGGCTTTGACGAATCGTAATATCACCAGGAGTATTACCTCCACCAATGTTCATTGATACGCCACCCAAACCAGGATTCTGAACAATGTAAGCTTGTCCAGATGTATTCTGAATAAAGTTTTCCCAACGCAAAGGTTGTACGCCGTATTCAAAGTCGGCATCATAAATATTTTGCGATTGGCTAACTTTTAACTTACCAACAACATCACGCAAACGCTGGGGCGCTACAAACTCAGCGGCCCCGTCAATACCTTGCCAAGCGGTGCTGGGGGTTTGTGTCCCCATACTAGCCGTTTGGTTATTAGGCGAGAAAAAATTAAACAGATTCAAACCCATAAAAACTCCTATTAAATCAAAGAAAGGGGCGCAAGGCCCCTAGCTATTAGTCGAAGTTACCGTATGGGTAAGTTGTTGAATTACCGATGTTAGGATCAGCCTGTGTGTAACGAACAGTAAAGTTGAGCTTACCGCCTGTAGGCACTGCAACAGAAGTAGAACCTGTAATACTCAATGTAAACACAATTTGTGAGAAGAAACTTGGCTGTGTTCCCACTTGTGGATTTTGAATATCAGAAGTTGTTGCCAGCATATTGATCAAGTTAGTTGCTGTGTAAGTCGTAGACAAACGACCTGCTGTACCAACACCAGTGCTTGAAGAAATAACGGCTGTACCATATGTTGGTGTACCGCCTGCGGCTGTGTAGTTGTTAGAAACAAACACAGATGTGTTAGACAATGTTGCGCCACTTTCGCCAGTAATAGCAAGTAAGTAATCAACTGTAATGTCTTGAATAACACTGTTGATTGGAACGTACATTACCGCGCCACGATAAATCTGGCCACTTGAACCAGTAACGTCAGCAGGGATTGTTTGTGTTGTTGGTCCTGCATTTTGGAATGCAGAGCTAGGTGTATATACAGTAGCATTCTGGTTTGGTATCACGTTTGATGATACAAACTGTCCTGATGCTCCGCTATAACCAGCGGTGTTTACTGTTGTATTGGATAAATCAATATAACAAGTTTGGACTAACTCTGTGTAACCAATATCGCGAAGAGGTCCAAAACGATTGTCACCCGATATGATCGGGCCGTCAAATGTACTGCGTGCCATTATAAGTTTCCTTATGCAAAAGATACCTTGTTAATCGTTGCATCGTCTGCTGGGCCAGTGGCAACAAGGTTGAATTCCCAGATGCCCTTAATATACACTATTTTCAAATATAGTCAACAAATTTTGTATAAAAAAAGGGCCCCTTGTGAGGGCCCTCCTTAAGTGCAACAAGTTGCACCTGATCTTAATAAGAACCGTAGATTCCTAGTGGATCAGACCAGCCAAAGCTATAACGCTCGCGGGATTTGTAACGGACGTTACCTGTATCAAAGTCACCGTCCATTGAGTTCTGTAAGGACACGCGCTCAAAGTGCTTAAGTCCGTTAGGAACGTCAGTGGTCAGGAACCATGCGTTAGGTGCTGTCAAGAAGTGGTTAACTGTGTAACCTTCTGGGATAGAACCGTTGTTCTTGATAGCGTTCAAGTCGTTGTTGTTAGTACCAACGCGCAACTCTGTGTCTAATAGACGAGTAGCAACGAACATGAGTGCTGGGGGAACAATCAATTTCTTGGGACGTGCGGCAATCAAAAGTCCACGCTCGTCTGTCCATGCGGCGATTTGAATAACGGCATTCTCAAGGGATGTCTCATTCAAATCAGCAGGAGTAGATGGAGTGTTGGCGTTTGTACCACCGTTAACCAATGGGTGAGCACTGTTCAATAAAGATACGCCGTCACCGCCAACGTATTGGCTGTTAAATGCGTTGTTCAAAGTTGAAGCGGCTTTAACCTGCTTGGTATACGCCATAGCGCGAGCTAGACCCTTGGTATAACGTGCTGACAAAGAGTCATACAAGTTATCTTCAATCGCTTCTTCAGTGATTGAGAATCCAAGAGCAATAGTCTCGTGGTTATAACGTGCTGTGAATGCTTCTTGCGCATTGTCATAAGCAAGGGATTGACCCTCGTTTTTGACTGGTGCGGCTGAGAAGCCAGACAGCTTGGTTTCTTCTTCAAAGCTACGCTCAGATTTCTCTGTTTCGTAGATTTCTTTATGCTCTTCGCCGTAACGGGCATACTCTAAACCGAACAATGCGTTCAATCCAGGGAGCAACTCTTTCAGTAGTTGTGCGCGTGAAATAGCCATGTTTTAGCTCCTTAATTAAACGCCAGTAGCATTGAAGTAGCTGTGGAAACCAAAGTTCCAAGTTACCAATACTTCTGGATAGCCAGTGAATGAAAAACCAACAGCAGTCGATTGTGCAGTTGTAACAGCGGAACTGATAGTTACTGCTGTACCGTTTACTTTGGTTACCCAGGTGTTTGAACCTGCCAAAATGCCAGGGCCGTTAACAGCCATTCCAGCAACAATACCAGAGTTAGCGGCAGATAAAGTAATAGTTGTGCTAGAACTTGTACCTGTTTGCAACACTGTTACTGCTGTATCTGGAACCATTCCAACAATACGCAAAGGAGCACCACTTGTTAATGGAGCACTTGTTGTAGATGTCGTAGTAGCAGAAGCAGAAAGAGCAATACCAGCAGTAGAGTCACCGCTAGTTGTAGAGCCGCCTGGACCTGTATAGAAAGCATTTGCACCAATATATGCGTTGTTAGCATAGTATGGTGTAAATGTTGAACTTACAGTACCAGTGTTAGCTGTACCGCCGTTAACTATAACACCTTTGAAGATCGCTTGAGGATCATCAACAACATAACCAATACAGTCTGTTGCGGCTGTACTAGCTTGCCAATAGTTGAAACGGTTTTTGCCGTAAATTGGACCGCTAGTATTTGTATATTCACAACCAACAAATACACCAATGGTGTTTGAGGAAGGAACAGATGTGCTGTTATATGTCAAGCCAGTTTGGATCAATGTTCCAATCGTAGCTCCTGTATAACCAATATCAACAATGTCACCATTGAAGAGCGAGTTGCTGTAACCGTTGTTGATAGGGAACATTCTGGTTGAACCAGAAAACACCCTACCACCAATTAGGTTTACAGGCTTTAGCCCGTAAGGGGCTGGGATAATAGGATAAGCCATTTAAATTCCTTTATTTGAGACTTGCACTTAACCCTCGTCCGCGTGTGACCTCAGAGTATTTCTCAGAGAACTTACGCATTCTTGGATCGTTATCTTTCATAAAACTGTTGTCAACCGATTCCATTTGATCTGCGGCTTGCTTAGCGTAATACCGATCATAAGCTTTGACTTTTTCTACGGTATTTTTACATAGAATCAATCCACCTATCTCGACATTACCGTTTACAGAACCTTCAAGCATAAGCTCTGGGTGATCTGAAGCTTTCACTGGTTCCCATCCATCGCGCCTCATACGAGACAATCTAATGGCATCTGGATTGCCTAAGATATGAGTTAGCACATAGCGATACTCATAACCAGGTTCAGGTGTTGGGTCTGGTAGTGAACTAGCAGGCTTGTAATCAATATGAACTTCTTTTTCGCGTGTTTCTAAATCACGGGTTTTTTTAACATCAACCATTTTGTTTCTCCAATTTTTGTTGTTCAAGATAATATTTCTTCGGATCAAGATTAAACTTTTTCACTAACGCGGCTTGCGTAGGTGTTAGCTGAACCTTTTTGACACCCGATGAACGAGTAGCAGGAGCAACAACATTTGAAGGACGTTTAGCGGTTTGAGCCGTAGATTTTGATTCTGGTTCACCAAATACTTCTGGGAACTTTGAATGGATGCGTGAATCTATTTCTTGATAGTATTCATCGGAACGCGGGTCAATGCCCGTATTGACTAGCTTTTGGTGCAGTCCTAGTGCATAACTGGTAACTTCTTCAAACCCATTAGAACCAAACCACTGGTTTTTTGCCTGCCAGCGCAGGGATTTTTCGTCAGGTCTAACTTGTTGAGTCTGTCTAGGTTGAGTTTGTACCTCATTGTCTTCATTTTGTAAAGGGGTATGACGGTAATTCTTAACCTGTTCAAAGCGCATTTTGGCTTCTGTCAATGCTTCTTGAGCCGCAATAATGGCATCAGTATCATAGGCTTCTTGTGCTTCCTTATACTGTTTACGAGCCAAAACCAGGTCAGCTTCGGCCTTTTGTTTGGCAGATGAAACAATCATCTCCTGGCCAGCATTAACGTTGTTTTTTAGAGTCTTGTTTTCTTCAATCAAGCGCTGAGTAAGCCTTTCCAACTCTTGTCTTTCGCGCTCAATAGACTCTGCTTTCCTACGCTCATCGTGTCTAGCGTGCGTCAATTCCTTGATGCGGGACTGAACATTTTGAGAGTAACTTGCTATTTCATCTTCTGTAGGGTCTGCAACTTCCTTGTTTAAAGGTTGTCTGCCCCTGTCTTTTTCGGGTGTGTCATCCACGATTTCAATTTCAAACTCATCACCGTCCGCTTCAATCTCAACGTCCGTTTTGTTTTCAATCTCATCGGGAAATTTGTATGTGTCGTTCATATATTTCCTTTACATAGCACGGGTAATACCTCGTGGGTCTTGCACAACTGCATCTACTTGATCTTCATTAATGAGCCTGAACTCTTTGCCAAAGATCATGAAACGCGTACCAGAATAAGTCCGAGTCAAAATAAAATCACCAGGCTTGCACCAGGGTCCATTTGGGTATCTTTCTTTATCTTGGTATGCGTCAGGTCCTACTTTCAACACAAACAAAACGGTTGTGGCGCTCTGTTCTTGCTGTGCGAAATGGGAAGGTCTAACCAAATCAAGCTCAGTTCCATCTAACTTATCGGATACCTGGGGTACTCCGCAAAGTATTTTGTAACCCGCTGGATCTGGAAGCGCTGTAGCCTTTTGCTCGTTTGTTGCATCCTCTATTGGGCTCTCAATAGGTTGGATGGGTTCAGGCATTTGCACGCCTGGTGGAAGAATTAAATCACTCATCTTTGTCTACCTTTTCCGCAAGATCAATAACATAACGCTCTGCAATGGCTAGACCTTGGATCACCCCACAGAGTTTTTGGTACTCGTCAAAATTTTTGCATACTCCCGCCGCGAGATCATCAGCGTAGTTGTTCATGTCTTTGCGTATGTATTCGCGCAATACGCGTGCGAAGTCTTGTATCATTATTTAGATTTCTCCTTTGGTTTTTCGGCGGCTTGCTTGGCTTGCCGTGCTTGTTGCTCCATCCTAAGATTCTCTTGCTGTCTGTCAAGATGATCTTTTTGAATGGTATGCAATCTGTCTGCGGAGTTTTCTCCGTGTTCAAGAGCTGTCTTCCTAGCGTCCATGCGCTTGTCTTCCATCTCTCTGCCATGCTCTAAAGCGGCCTGGCGAGCCGTAAGTTCTTGTTGAGATTTTGTCTTCGCAATATCAACCCCAACTTGCGTTCCAGTACGCATCTCTTGAGATTTGATATTTTCTTTTTGATGCTGTATATCTGCACCAATTTTCATAGCGCCCAACTGTAAAGTACCAGAAACTTTTTCCTTCTCAAGCGCCAAACGTGCCGCCTCAAGTGTGGAATCTGTCTGCAACTTAGACTGTGCCAACTGCATATCTTGTTGCATCTTTTGCTGTTTGATTGCAACTTCTTGCTGTCTAATCTGCAACTCTTGTTGCTGTAACTGTATAAGCGGGTCTTGTGCTTGCTGTTGCGCTTGTTGCTGAGCCGCCGCCGCCTGGTGTTGCTGTAATACTTGTTGCGCCGCTTTTGCCATCATGTCTGACATAGCGTACTCAATCTTAGGATCAAGCTTCTCCTCTTCTTTAGGCATTGCCATACCCAACTGTTGCTCTACTTGTTGTCTATACATATATCCAACGTGTTCGGCAATATGCGCCTGTAGTGCCGCTTGTATCTGCTGAGCCTGCGGATTCTGCCCTATAGATGCCGCAACCATCGGGTCTTGCAATAACCCTTGGTGCATCTGGATGTGCGCTTGGTGGTTCTGATACTGAAATGCCTTTAGCGGTTTGCCTTTAAGCGCCGCTTGGTTTTCAGATACAGGGTCCGTAGGTTTCTGATCGTCTGGCAAAGGAACGAGTTTTTCTGCATTTTTAATCCCCAAAACATCAAGCATTGAACGATGTAGCTGTGGCAGATCATAAATCTGTGGAGCCATTTGTGCCATTTGTATAACGGCTTGGTACTGCACCACGCGTTGAGACATGGTAGCGGCATTAGGATCACTAACAGGAATAATATCAACTAAATCATAATCAGCCTTCTTAGACTTGCGTCCCCCATATTCAGGATCATATGTATAGTCTTCGTCTGTATAGTCTCGAATTAAATTCTTTATTAACTTAAGCTCTTGCTTTAAACTAAAATGTGTTCTAGCCTGCACCGCCGTTAACACTTTTAACTGGCGCTCTAATAATGCCAGCGTAGTTCCAACAGGAGCTTGGGCAGACATATCGCTAATCTGCATATCAGCAGTAGCGGCAAACCTCCTGCCCTCCTCAACAATCGTACCTAACAATCCAGCCGATACCGCACTCGGCTCCTTATAAGGCAACGGAAGAATACTATCCCTAATGTTTCCAGATGCTAAATCTACATCTCTGAACTCTCCTGGCCTAATGGGTGTATCATCACCTTTAATCCGAAGTCCTC